AGATCCTGGTGTTATTCCAGGAGCACTTGAAGCTAGATATGATACGTTCGTAGCAAAAGCAGAGAAGCCTGGAAGGTTAACTATTGAGCTTCCTGTTGTGGTTGTAGAGTCGGGTACTACCGTTCCTGATGCAGTACCTGAGAGGCTTGGTAAGGTAGCCTCTACAGTACCTGATATGGCACTGAAGGAGCTTCCTGTAGCGTTCCCTGAGATGCTTGGTAGGGTAGCTACTACTACGGGTCTGAATTCCCTCTCATGGGTCCCTGAAGCGCTCCCAGACAGCCCTGGTAGGCTTGCAGAGGCGGTTCCAGTAGGATTGGTATACCCTATGATATTATCTATATCAGTCCAGCTAGTAGCTGATACATCAAAGGCCATTATGTCCAAATCACCAGGTAGGCCTGTCCAGGTAACTATGCCATCAGTGGTTATATTAGCTATTGTACCGCTAACTTTGGTAACCCTTACCCTATCACCGGATACCACCTCCACGGGGTGTATAGAGCCTCCAGGGGTCCCTGTGGCTATGTATAGGTACTCATCAGCTCCAGTCTTCTCTATCTGTATGTTTGAGGTAGTACTTGAGAGGGTAGGGTAGTTTAACTGAAGTACTTGGTTAGTAGCCCAATCAGTATCTGCATAAGTCTGTCCAACAGGGAATACTGCCTCTGCAGGTGCTGTCAGGGTTACCTCAGAGGTTGTTCCACCCCCTTGTATAACTATAGTGTGTCCATTAAGAGTGGCTGAATTAGGTATCTCAGAAGAGGCTACAATAGTAGCTACAATGTCTTCTGCAGGTTGATAAGAAGTCTTATCAGTAGTGTGGGATAGACTAGCTACACCAGGCTCAATACCAAAAGTAACAGCGTGAGTATCGTAAGCCTGACCCAGCGTATATGTGCCAGGGTCTTCACTAGCAGCGGTGGAATTCTTAACCGCGTGTATTAAACTTACACCACCAGCACCAGTGGCCGATATAACCGTTCCGCTACCGTAACCGGCAGGTACAGTAGTGATGGTTTGGGGGGTGCTGGACAGATCATCTGTGCCTGCTATGGTATACCACTTGAAAGTTTTACTTCCAACACCTGGAGCCAGATTATCAGCGTCTGGAGAGGTATCTAGTGTTGAGGTAGCTCCCGCAGAAACATGGAACGCTATACCGTCTGTAGTTGTAATACTCCAATGTGCAGACTTTTGTAGTGCAGCACTGGTAACAGATACGTTTGTACCGCCCTCTGTTCCGTCTACAGTGTCCTTAGTGTAAAAATGTAGCCTGTGCCCATTGGCTGATAGTGCCAATACAAGCGACCAGCCAGCAGGCGTGGTTATAGTCGAAGTGCCATCCATTGAGAACCAGAAACCCAAAGGATCGCCAGAAACAACTGTAGCCGGCATAGCTACTGTGTGAGTAAGTGTATTGGCACTGTCTATACTAGAATTAGTTACTACTGTAGGTGTAGGCACTAGATACAAGCCTCACGTAAAGCACCTATATCAAAAGGTATAGTACGTGTAGAGGATAGTGCATCTTTAGTAAGATTAGTTAAGCTGTTAGGACCATTACCTATGGCATCACTTAGTACATCTAAGCAAGCACTAGAAAGTGTATAAGAAGTAGGGCTAGTAGCCTCTGGGAAGGATGCTGTTACGAAATCAACAACAGTGTTCTCTTGGTCATTCGTACCTGCACACCCATTATCATCCCAAGCTTCATCTGTCTGGTTGTAATCAGAAACTATATAAGGGGTAGAATGGGTAGTCCCAGCAGCATTATCATTACAGTTAGTTCCAGCATTGGGTCTTAAAGCAAAGATGTTGTTCTTGATGTTAACAGCACCTGGAGCGTTATATACGGATACATGCTTAGATGACCCATCAGAAGCACTCCAGAAGGAGCTTGTGACCGCTAAGCAGGTATTACCTATAAAGTCTATTCCGAAGTAAGCAGTAAGATCATTCTCAGCACTTGACTCAGCCCCTATTGATAAACAGGTAGAGGTATTAATCATAACGTTGTTACGGGCTATATTACCTGTAGCAGCAATACCGTTAGTATAACTTGAGTTCTCATATGAGAGGCGTATAGCACTTCCTGTGTTAGCGGATGCTATAGTTCTCCATAAGGACTTAACTGCCCCAGCTACACTACACTCAGCCTCACTGATGGTTCCGCAGCCTAGGTAAAGGTTCCTCTCAAATACTACGTTGCTACACCCATTAGCATAAGAGTTGGTAGATCTATTACGGTAAAAGACATTATCTCTAATAACATTACCATCACATTCACTAGAGTTCCCCATTCCCTCTCCCCAGGACTCTCTAACGATGTTATTGGAGAAGACACTACCATCAGATCTAACATGCTTAGTAGAGCTGGACCATGCACCTCCAGTGGTACATCCTGTTAGTTGATATCCCCAACAGGCAGAGGCTTGTGATATTACTGAGTTATTAAATAAGTTGTTTCCTAGATCACGGTTAGCGGTATAACCAGAGGAGGCTATGAGGTGTCCTAAGACGTTCTCAAATATAGCATCTCCAGCTCCTGCAGTACCGAGTACTTGGAAACCAACACCATCTGCTTTCCATACACATATGTTCTCTATTGTAGCATATCGAGTCTCTACACTTACCCATCCTTTGAACTTATCCCCGCCTGTACCATAGGTAGTCGGGAAGTCAGAATGGAAGGTTGCACACTCCCAGGTTGATTGAGCTGTATCTGGGCTACCAGGGAGACCTCCAGAAGGTAATCCTCTTGTCTCTACACCACCATTCATCCAGTAGGTACCAACAACACACCTATCTGATATCTCACAGGGCCAATCAATGATTAATCTGCTATCCCACTCATCTGTAGACTTAAAGAAAACATCTGATCCAGAAGCCAGTCCTGACAGGTTAGCAGTAGTAAGCCATGCTGTAGCATCTGAGAGGCCATCCAGAGAGTCATTACCTGTAGCAGATACGAAGTGACCCTGTAGAGAACCACCTCCTGCTAGAGTAGTGAATGAAAGAGACTCAGATATATTTGATTGAAGACCGTTAGGATCAGGCTGTGACCAGTAATTCCACTGAGTGGTAGCTGATGCTAAACCTGTTACGTTTACGGTGTTAGTACCTAATGTTGGTGAGGCTATATTTCCAGACTTAGTACTGCATGAACCAGTACCTGCTTGGATGGCTGAATGGGAAGGCTTGGTAGGCTGTGTAGCACTGGCTATAACACACCAGTAAAGGGGGCTATCAGTCCTCGTAGTGGTGGTAGATATATCACTAGAGGTACTTCCTAGATTAGCTCCTCCTAGTGCTTCCCGTAGGTTAGCTGGGCACTCTACATTGTAATCATTAGGGTCTGCCAGGTGGTTACAGTTGGTATAGAAGAAGTTCCTGGTAGCAGCCTCTGAAGGTATGCTAAGGAGTCCCAGGAGTACTAAAAGGAGTACTTTAGCGTTCACCTAGAATCACCCCATGTATATCAATACTTGATACATTCCAATCATCACCAACACCGCTACTGTATAGCTCTAGGTGTAGGTACCTGCCGGCATCTCTGGCATCACTAAACTTGAATCCATCGGGAACTCGGTTGTACCTTCCCCAGGTTATGCTGTCGTCTTCTGAGTTGGATCTTCCCAATCGGTACTGTAAGCCACTTCCTATGTAACCTACCCGTACTGCTTGGATCTCCTTGATGTGGTTTGGATCATCTAAATCAAGTGGCTTAGTCCGTATCCAGGAGGTCATAGAGGCCCCTGCATCAGTTAGTCCATCATTCTCTCTGTGAACTGTTCCAGCATCTGTACCTGTGAAGGCTTGTGAGAATACTTGGCGCTCCATAGAGGCTGTATTGCCATGACCTATAAGGCTCCAGTTGCCTGTTAGATAGTTATAGGAGATGCCTTTATCACATATTGCTGAGTTAACATTAGACATATCTGAGGGGAAGGACCATATAACTGCTGTGTTCTCTTCATCATGGTAGCCATTAACCTTAGAACCTTGAGCCTTCTGGAAGTTATCCTTTAGGTACTGTCTGATCATGGGGTTGTCTATAAACTGACTATCCACTCCATCCGTAACGTATATACCCTGTCTTCCCCATCCGTAATGCTGCCTTCCTACTGGGATAATAGACTTCTTGGATAGGGCACCTATACCTTGTACAGCAGGTTTATAACCAAAGAATAGAGGGGCACCTAGTAGAGATACCCTAAAAGTTTCTTCCTCTGTGTAAGCTATGATGAATTCACCTAAGCGTACTGCTGCCACTACCTCTGTGCTGGCTTCTCTGAATATCAGATCACCTGCCTGGTTACTAGCGGTAGGTGTCCATGATCCAGTACCATCAGGTATGTCAGCATTGTTCCAGAGGAACCCCTTTGAGTTTATAGAGGTATTAAAGGCCAGTATGTAAGGGCCTCTCTTAACGAAGATCTCAGCTGTAGTAAACTGTGATTCCACGTTCATTGCTGAGAAGGAAGTACCCTTGTATATCTGGGGGAGGTCCTTACCATTAGTAGCTAGTATCCATGAGCCAAAATCAACCATTGACCACTGGCTTACTATTGTATTTGGTTGACCTGTAATCTCTCTGAACTGATTAGGATTACCTGTGTAACCTGAACCTACTTGAGTATCTACTGAAGGATTTCTGGTGTGCCTACGTATCTCAGACTTAGTACCATAGAATAGGGTAGGTACACCGCTTGGGTTAAGTATCTGAGCCATCCCTAAGACAGGGTTAGTATTAGCACTTACAGAGTGTGGTGCAGCCCTCCCAGGGATCTTCTGAGGGCCTGTAGGGGAGAACTGTACATTATGGCCATTAGACCATAGGGGTACCTTAGTGAAGTGCGTACCAGGCCATATGCCGGTAGGAAGTTCATCTCTTAAGGCTATTTTAGGAGCTTGTGGGATTGCTTAGATTCCTTCAACCAATATGGTTTAATATGGAGATTTCAACCGAAGTGGTTGAGTACTTACGCTACCCGCATCTGAACTTGACCAGGGGGGTACTTACGTAGGTCTATAGACTTCTGTATCTCACTAATCTTCTGTTGGAACTTCTGTTCAAACGTCCCAGCTCTAGGCTCATCTTTACCAAACAAATAGCCTTCACTTAAGGCACCGTAGAGATACGCTGTGGGGTGTTCATCAATGATCCAATTGGTATCTGTATTAGCAGAGAGTTCAGTGAACTTCTTTAGGTAGGTCCACTCATAAGAACGTGTGGAATCAGGTGTAGGTCCTAGCTGTAAGACACCAGCCACTTCCAAGTACCTACTAGGCACACCAGAGTTATTCTGTAAGGATCTAAGGTGTGCTCTATCAGTACTTAAGAGGGGACAGAAATCAGCACCATCTGCTACAAATAAGGATAAGGTTCCTAAGTAGCCTGTAGGTAGTGCTAAGGTGCTTCCTGAGAGGGTCCCAGTAGATAATACTTCCATCTCTGGGATATCAGGCACTAACGCTTTAACTCTAGCCTCAGCAGCCTGTATGAATTGGGGGAGTTCAGATATTAGGTTAGCTCTATTGAGGTAATTCTGAAGCTCTGTTTTGAGTGTCTGGTAGTTTGTTATTTTAGCCATTCTACCAATCCGCACACATCTTTTGGTTACCTATTTTCATAGTATCGGTACGGAGAAACTTATATTCAGGGCTATCTAGTTTCCTAGCTAACCTCTGCATGTTCTCCTTGCTGTTGTCACAGACAGAAGTAGGAGGATCTTCATTTAGCCACTTCTCAACAATCACATTAGGTATGTCTGCTACTTCACGTAGCTCACCCCTCTGTGGGTTCTCTGAGAAGTATCTTTGTGCTTGCTTGTTCTGTTCCAGGTAAGGCTTTACATCCTGTATACGCTCGATAGTAAACTTGTCATTACCTCCACCATCTGTGTGGTAGTGCATAACTTCTGATATATCGGTATGACCAGTATCTAATCGGCGTGGCTTCATATAATTATTCCTGGAAACAAATAAAGAGGCACAAGAAGCAGGGGATACTTCTTATGCCCCTCGAAAGGTCCACCAAATGGTAGACCCTGTTCTGGTCCGAAGACCAACTGTGAGCTTCTTACTCTTACGAAGTTGTAAGGTCGGCAACCAGGCCAGAAGCTTTCTCGTTAGTAGACTGCAAGGTGTATTCCACCAGCAACTGCTTACGCTTTGAGTCACCTGTAATTGCCAGATCCTTCGTCATAAACTTACGCAAGTAGCGTAGTTTCCACTGAGACATATCCAGTATAAGCGCATCACGTTCACGGGATAGGCGGTTAGGGACTACCGTGAGGGTGTGGAAGTCACCAACGTAAATCTTCACAGAGTTAACTACCTTTTGAGTAGTGTTAGCTGATTGGATATCCGTAGCGTTACCTACAAAGGAACTAAACTTACCCTTGTTTACCGGCCCCAGCATAATCGTATTTGCATGACTACCTTCGGTATAAAGGGCCTGAAGAACAGGCTTCAGGAGTGCTTCTGTGAAAGCTCGCTGAGTACCATCTGTACGTGCATCAGTACCATCACCCGTAGGGTCGGCACCAGATCCACCTTTAGAGGTGCTAGTAGTAATCCAGGAAAGAACACTACCTAGCTCACGGGCTACAGTATCACTACCTGCTACACGTGCGTTATTAAGACCTACACAGGCATTTTCCATGTCTGTCTTAAGCTCTTTACCTTTCTTCATAATCTGGTAGTTCATCTCTGAAGTTCTACCAAACTTATTTACAGCCTCATCAGTGTCAGTAACACGAGCTACCTTGTCTGATATCTGTGTGTAGTTACCTACACGTGTGGCTTTGCTGGAGGCGTCTGTAGTAGCATCATCTCCCTCAATTACCTTGTTATCACTCGCAGAAGCAAGAACATCGGTGAGCCATTCTGTGTATGTATTCTTTGTACTAGAGGAACCAATGCCTGATATGAAAGGTGTTTCAGAAGGTGATTGGTTGGAAATGACATTAGCCACTTCTTCTTGAATGTTATCAGTATTATCATAAGTACTGAATGTATTTGCTGGTTGAGCCATTTGGCTGCTCCCTTATTATTATTTTTATGGGGAACACTGAATGGGCTGTTAGAAGTATTATCTCCTGCTAGTCAACGCATTCAATGCAGCAAGTGTGTCTTCGTCGTTTCCAGAGGCCTTTTGTTGGCTTAATATCTTTCTACGAGACTTGCTGAGTTGTTGATTCTTAGAAGTAGGACTTCCTGGACGGTTGATGTGCGTAACACGCTTCTTAAGCTTCTTCTGAGCAATTAACTTCTTCTTCTCCGTCACATCACCAGTTTCAGACCTTAGCATTACCAGGTCATGAACCAACTTGAACATGCGGGGGTCATGAATAGTGTTTAACTCTTCCTGACTGAAGCCATACTCATTGGCTACCGCTTGTACATCAGTCCTAATTACTTGACCCCTTTCAGGATCTGCATACCCATCTATATAGAGAGGTTCTTCAGGTGTGGTGAGTGCCGAATAGGCGTTCTGTATGTACTCTTGTGTTAGTGCGTTTTGAGATTCTTGAGCAGAGTCCTGTAGTCTCTTCCTTTCGGTAAATACTGCTTGTAGGCGTGTTCTGCTTTGATTCTCATCATCAACTGCTAGAAGGTAAGCTTCTGGGTCAGTCATTTTAAGCTCAGACATCTCTGCCTCTGTAAGCTTATTAGTCTGCCATTGTTGAGCTAGGAACTGCTCTGCTTCGGCAAGCTTCTGATCCATCTGCTGGTGATACTCAACAGTCTTCTCAATTAGTGCTTTGGCCTGGGTTCTGTCTTCAGCTAAAGCCTGAGTTTTCTGGGTATAATCATCTTGACGTATACCAGACTTCTTAAGTTCTACAAGTTGTTCAACAGTGAAAGTATCACCGTCTATCTCGTAGCTATCTGAAGCCTCATCTGTATCTTCTTCTTCGGGGTCTTCTTCATCAGAGTCTTCTGTTTCCTCTTCTTCAGAGGTTTCTAACTCTTCTTCTTCATCAACTTCTCCAGGGTGCTGATCTTCATCAATCTGGGAGTCTTCTGAGGGGGTTTCTGATTTCGCCTGTATGGCGTCCAGAGCTGCTGTACCTGAGTCAAGGTCGAATCCGCCTTCCGGTGGGTTGCTCAAACTTTCATCTGACATATTTCTGTATCCTTATAACACGGTTATTAGTATTTGTCAAGCTTTATTTTCATTTATTTTTAAATAATAGCCGAATATGGGTCTGATCGGCCTAAAATAGGGAAGCTTTTAGCCCTCTCGATTCTCTCAAGCTCAGCAATAGCGGCCTTTCCAGTAGATATGGAGTTCCTGAGAGAAGATTGAACTAATTTCACTACTTTTATAGATCTCCAACATAAATCTCTAAATTCAGACTGATTTGACTGAGAATTCATCATCTGTGTATGGAAGTGGTTCTCTACCTCCTGGAAGGCATCTTGTAGCACCTTGTTGTCTAATAGGAGCTTAGCCTGGGTACCCTTAGTCTCCTGTTTAGATAGGTCTGTTTCGCTATCCAATCTCTGCTCCCCTTCCTTGTTCAGTCTCTATTTTAATCTCAGCATCTGTCTCGTACCGCTTCTCTTGAAGCTGCAGGAGGTCCATAGCGCGCTTATCAGCCTCTATCTCAGCATCTGCTTCTATCTTCATCTGGGCTATTGAGACTCTGCTCTGTTCTGTTATTTGTAGTTTCTGAAGCTCATGTGCATGTATCGCTTGAAGCTTCTGACCCTCTATCTGGGCCTCCTCAGTACGCTTCTGGGACTCAAGTTCTGCCTCACTAGGTTGTGGTTCAGGAGGTGGCAATTGAGCAGGGTCTGAGTAGTACATCTGTACATCTTTCATACCTGCTGCTTTAGCTCTAGCAATGGCCAAGTTGTAAACATTGGATTCCTGCAGAATACGCCCCATACCGCCTTGAGAGGCTATCATTTGCATATCCTGGGCTATCAACCCTAGCTTGCTTAGTTCCTGGTCCTGCTGAGTAGTACCTAATCCAACTCTCACAGTAAGGTCTTTACGGTCCTTAAAGGTGCTGGGGTTAACCGTTACGAAGTTACCTGTAAGGTTAAATACTTGATCAGCGTCTATGTGCTCTCTACCCATTACATGGATTAACCAGAATACCTGCTTGAATCCTTCTGCAAGTACCCTAACAATCAGCTTCATACGCATCTGGGATGCGGTCATTACCTGTGAAATAGCACCACTGGATACGTTACTGGTTAAAGCATTAGGATCTAGCCCCTGTGACAGCTTGGTTATCCCTGTACGCTCATCTTTGACGTTATCGAGGTAGCCTAGAAGGTCAAAGGCTTGGTTTCCTAGAGGTTGTGTGGGGAAGGGCCTTACGGCACCAGAGATATTCTCTCGTACCACTCCTCCAGCCCTGGACACCTTAAGATCATCCATGTTGACTTCGCCGGCTAACGCTATGACACGTTGGTTGTTAGTCAAATAAATGTTGTCAAAGATGTTCCTTTGCAGGGTTGTCTTGAATAATTGTATGTCATTAACCAGGTCCCATAGGGATAGACCATTAAACTTGTGTGAGAGTATATTAGGAGTCAGGTGAGCAAAGGGTATGTAGGAAACCTCTTCCCGGGAAAGTATAATATCTCCCATACGTATAATCTTAAGACGTTCTGCTATGCCATCCCCATTAGCATCTACTAATACGTACTCCTCGTGGAGTATACGTTCCTCTTCTTCATCAGCTACTAAGGAGCTAGCTGGGCCAGTATCATCATGTTGGTACCTAGCATTCCTTTCGAGGTTATGGGTAGTAGAACTTCCTGCTGATGAACTCCATACGTCATCAATATTCTCATTACTTCCTAGTTCAGCCATAACACCAGAGAGATCTGATTTGGTTATAGGCTTATCATGTGCGAAGTAGGGTGACTGTTGGTGATCAAACCTGGTTCTACGAGATACCTTAATCTCATCAGGTGGACAGGCTTCTACCCTAATCTTCTTCTTAGGATTTGAGAAGGCTACCTTGATATCCATTACTGGAACCTCTTGGGGGCCTTCAGGGGTTACTAGAGTGATCGTTCGTTCATTCTTCTCAACCAACTCTATATCAGGGTCCATTAAGAGCAAGACAGCTTCCTCTTCTATTAAGCCTTCATAGATTTCAAACTCTTGTTGGTGCTCTGTCTCTACCCATACTTTTATGATTCCATCTTTCTGGAGTAGGGCATCCTTAATAGCCTGGTGGCTTTGTATGAACCCATTGTTCTCTCTAAGGTACACATAGTTAGCCCACTGTGTCTCTTGCTCTGCTGAGGCTACATCTTCAGGTCCCTCTGGTTCATAGGCGACCACTGTAGGTCCGCCATGAAAGGCATCCATAATCTGAGGCATAGACCACTCAACGGCATCTAGTACTTCCCTAGATATGATTTGGGACTTACCCTCTACCTCATTACCATACTTCTCACCATGATAATCCTGCATGGCTCTAATACGTTGTCTGCTTAGAAGGCTATCATCTGCCCCTATAGCATCCTCTGATTGTTCCTGTAGGAACTTTAAGAGGTCTTCTATATCCATTGGTTGGTTGGCTGACTCTATCTCATTCCCCTCATCTAGGAGTATGTCTAGGGCGTCTAATTCATTCTCTGGGCTACTTTCTCTTAGGTGCATTCTTCTTATCCGTAGTAGTGCCCCTGTTATTTATGGTCTGCAGTTCTGCTCTTATCTTTGATAGGCTTTCTCGGAGATCAGTTAGTTCCTCTATAAGGTACTTAAGTTGGTTGTCAGTCTTTATAGACATCTATATGATCCCATCATTGTTGTATTCGATCTTCTTGTTCATAGTGTTATTGGTTACTACCTTTGCGTATCTGATGGATTGATGGGCGTACCGGGTAGCTGACATAAGGTCGTCTATGAGAGGTACTATCTTTCCTTCTTTCCTGTGGTATGTACGGTACTCCTCAAACCAATCAAAGCAGGTTGAGAACACCTTGAAGTTTCCTGTTTCCATCCTGTTAAGCATGGCTGCTATACCAGGCTCCACATTAATGTTCCCCTTTCCTGAAAGCTTAGCCTTCGCTTTAGCATCCTTAGCAGGTGGGTTAGTGAAATGAGTATTCATCATTTGAATACCCTCATCTCGGTACTGCTGTGCAAGCTGTGCACCAGACCCCTTATCATGCTGATGTCCATCATGGGGGTAGGCCATTGGTATGGCTCGGTTACGTCTTCGTAGGTTCAAACAATGTTGAGGTATACTGGTCTTGTTCTGGCGGTATGTATCGTATACATAGAAGGTGTCTGTCTCGGGGTCTATGGCGCACCATACAACTGCTGTCGGGTGTTCCCATCCAAAATCAATAGCCGCTATACGAGGCCAGTGGTTTGGTAAGGGAATAGGGTCACATACCAACTCATCTTCTAGTACTGTAAAGACCATACCTGATCCATACACTGGTATGCCTCTACTTCTCATCTCCCTCTCAGCAGGTGTGTAGACGCTTAGGAGCTGCTTCTTACGTGCTTCATCTAAGTGGTCAACATCATCCCAGGTAGCCTGTACAACTGCTTGGCCATCCTTCAGATCATTCACGAAGGCGTTAACAGTGCTGGTCATGCCGCTCTCAGGTGTAAAGGTCATGCAGACCAATCCGTTTGTATCAGCAGTACGTGTAATGCACTGGTTGAATATCTTAGGAGGTGGTTCCTCATCCAGCCATATGTAATCTACAGCCTTACCCATGAACTTCTCTTGACCCTGTTCATAGGCCTTGAATACAATGATAGACCGGCCACCTGATACATGGTCTACGGATACACTGGCTAGTGTTCCTGTTTGTGCTCCCCGCTTGATGGTCTTTCGAGTGAAGTCAATACAGTCGTAAGGGATGGACCCAGTCCCCCAGCTATCCGGGTATGTTTCAGGCTCTCCAAGGAGGGCAGCCTGTACAAGGTCCCTTGTGGTGTCTGCTGAGACTCCACACGCCCATATAAGGGGTGGCTTCTCAAATCTGTGTCCAATCCACCACTCAGGGTACTGCCCTGTAGCATGGTAGGAGACCTCAGCAGCTTCTCCGTAGGTCTTGCCCACTCGGTTAGCGCACATAGCCAACCGTTGAGCACAATCAATACTGTGTGCATATAGCTCCTTCTGCCACTTATAAGGTACAAAGTCTCGTAGTACCTGGTGAGCCTTAACCCACTCAATACGATCAGTTACTTCTTCAAGTACTGCTAGGTCCTTGGCTAGGGTACTGATGGTTTAGCCTGCGGTAAGTCAGGAAGTGGCATCCAGTGGGTTGGGTCACCTGAAATATGGTGCCCGCTTGTAGTGCTATCCCAAGTCCCACCGCCCCATCCTGACCAATGTATTGGTATATATCTTTGATCTGCTACGAAACCAGCTCTATCAGGGAAAAAACCCAACACACAAGTTCCATCTTTAGGCGGCAGATCCTCCTCGACACTTATCCAATCACTCATATATAACCTCAGAAGTACTCTCAATCGGCTCAGAAGTACTAATAGGTATCACCTTTGAACCATGCCCAATGACATTCATCTTAGCTAACTTACTCTGTAGACTCTGTGCCTTCTCCATAAGCTCCTCATCAGTCATATCAGAAGTCTCAGGGGTTCTGTCAGTGTAATCAACGTGTACGGTCTTGCCGTGTCCTGCTCTATCTAGCCACTCTGTAGCAGCCTTAAGGCGTATGTTAGGGGCTACATCTTCATGCATAAGATCCTCTAAGACATTCATAGCCCTGGGGACTCTTGAACCCCATATAGACTTACACATACGGTCGATTTGAGGTGCTAGTCTAGCTGCCTGTGATTGTGCATAGTGTTCGCTCCAATCATTCCCAGCAGCCTTAGCAGCCTTGTGAGCGGGTAACCTGTTAGTTACTATCTGGTGTAAGAAAGCTTCCTGCTTCTCATTAGGCTGGTAGTCTTCATCAAAGGGCCTACTGATGTAGGCGTATGTTGAGATACCTTGGTTAGCTGCTGTTTGTTTAGCTGATCCGATATCTAGTCCTCCCTCTCAAGGGTAACTACTGAAAGCTCACAGGTGTCTCTAGTAACTGCTGTTACAATCTTGACCTCTGCATCTTTAGGTGTCCCCACAGCTCCTAGCTGACCATTAGCAGTAAAGGGGTTGAAGTCTCCATCTCCCCTAGCACAAGTAAGGGTATAAACATCCCTCCCTACACATCCTGAACTTATTGCCATTAACAGGAGGATTACTATTATTCTGACCATTATTAAAATCCTCTATAATTAGTGTTCGTCTTTCCGAACTGTCACCGGCTTAGCAGCCTTACGGACTACTCACCCTATGGGGCTGATTCTAAGACCCTGCACCTATAGGTCACCTGAGATACTTCCAGGTCTTTGGCGCACCCGACCGGAACGCTCGCCTCGTTGGCTGCTAATGGTGAATTCACTAGCAGCACGTTCTATGTTTTCTTTCCTTCCCCCAGTGAGAGGGACAATACGATCTGTTTGAACCAATAGGGGGTATGCTGGAAGTCTTCTGAGTGTCTACCGAAGGACTCTAGGTTTCTTACTGTGAGATCCCTGGTGAAACCCTTGTTCCCTGCCTTTCCAAATGGATGATTAATAAGCAGAGAGCCAACCTGTATAGCTAGGTCATCTTCACTGAAGACACAGGTGATCTTGGTATCTGTCTTGAAGACCTTCTTCGCTGACATAGCAGGTCTAAAGAACCATACCTCTGGGAACTTCTCAGGTTCTATCTCAAGGGCTTTGGTAGCTACTAAGCAGCCTCTTGAGTGGGCTACTAAGATGTCCCCTGGATTAGTTATCTCAAGTAGCTTCTTAGCGTCCCTCTTAGTACACCATCTAGCCGTTAAGGCACTTCTGATGGGGAGGTTTGCCTTAAGGGTCTCATAGCCGGCCCTATCAAATTCCCCCAGTAATAGATTGATATTCCCAGTTCCATCTGAGCGTATTCCTGGGATGCCTACTATTCTTGGTTTGTTCATATGTACCGATGTGGTTCAATAATGGGTTTTGAACCTATGTGGTTCAGACTGGCGTACCTTTCACTTTCTGAAAGATCCTGGAAGGTTTTCTTATCTAACTATAAGAGGTGATAGGTAATACTCTTATAAGCCCTTAATGTGGCTTTAAAGGTAGAATTGAGTGCCCACAGGGACCTTTACGCAGCCCGAGTGTCTTACCGTTTGCTCTACTCGACCTGTGGTACAACACTCAAACTGGTAATCTCTAAGGGCTAGGGGCGGTAGGGGTCGAACCTACGGTCTCCCACCTAAAATGTGGGGCTTTACCACTTAGCTACACCCCTAAAAATGGTGCCCTATTAAGGGTTACTTGTAGATTGTTATGGACTTCTCTTCTGGGTGTACTTCTTTGAAGCCTACGGTTCCTTCATTATACTCAAAGGGGCTTTCATCTTGTGCCTCAGTAGCTCCATTCCTATAAAATGCTCTGTAATATTTACCCGAACTCTCCACTACCAGCTCGTGCTCAGTAGCCCATCGGGTGATATCTACTAATTTATTAAGCACAACCTTAAAACCTTCAACATAACCACCAGCTGCTGTATAGGCCAGATCCTGTGCGATCTCTTTATCAAAATCCATTACTTACTTTCCCCTCTTAGTATTCTTATGCAATCTGTTCTTAGCACACCAAGGGCATCCCCCATGTGATCTACATGTGCTATCTACAGCCTTACTTCCGGTGTAGGGCTTTCTGTTGGTGCTGGACACCTGCTAACACCAATTATGTCTGGAAGGGTTTGGGTCCATCACAGGAATGTGGAAAACTCTTGCTAAAGATCCCTCAAGGTTCCTCATAATTAGGTCTATATACAGATCCTGAGTTGCTTCCAACTGAGCTTCAAGCCGCTTCACCTTAACCTTCATAACCTTCTTTTTCATGCAGCTTTCTTCCCTATAACATTCAGAGGTACTACGGTCTCTTCCTGTAAGTCCTCTTCGCCTGGATCAGGATCTTCATCTATCCATGAGAAGTACTCTGATAGGGCAGCATATAGTTTGGTTGCCTGACGTTCTGTCAGATCCACTGTGAGCTTCCTGGAAACTCTGATCTTTATATGAGGGGTTACTTTGAGGGCCATCGAGTTACCAGTTATCATCAATTCTGAACATAGACCAAACTAGAAGTGGTAAAAGACTCAATATTACTGCCATAGGCCAGGGTCCAGATATTGAAGTGAGAAATATCAGGAGTAAATATCCACATACCAACAGGCTAGACATAGAAACTATAACCGTTACTTCTAAGTAGTCTAAGAAAGTGGACATTGAGTACCTGTGATTTGTTAAGTCGCCTTATCTCCCAAGCGGCCTGCTAGAGACATTGAAAGGCAAGGCTATCTGTAGATAGGTTTACACCTGTCAGCCAGGAATATAGATATACCACAGTATATGGTATTTGTCAAGCTTTATTTAGCATTATATTAGATATTATGGTGCAAAGCTACTGAGAGACCTGTGAGGGGTCTTTATAGGAAAGCTGTAGAGTAGGCTAAGTATTTCCTTAGAAGCTCCCATAGAGGCTTAGAGAGCCTTGTGAGGGGTCTTCTAGAGGTTACATAGAGGTTTTCTAAGGAGTACCCCAGTAATTGGCCATATATGACCTAAATTGACCGCTATATAACCTCAATTCCCAGAATAATATACAGAAGACCTTTTCTAGAGTATTCCGAGATGTGCAGAAGGAATCAACTAGGACAACTAGGGCGGGGGTGCTTGTTTTTACCCCCCGGTACCCCTGTTTTGGTGCCTCAAGGGTTTTATACCAGTGAGAAGTACTGATTATACGTGGCCTGTGTAGATATCAGTTGAAATGCATACGAGATAGGTATCAACCAGGTGTTGTTGAGAATTTTCACAGAGGTGTACGTGTGTGTGTGTGCGAAGAGGGAC